AATGGCAACAAAAACAAATGTATAGTAAAGAAGAAGTATTGCAATTATTGGTAAGGGCAGTTACAGAAGAATATGATAATTTAAATGAATGGTTTGAACAATTTAAAAAGAAATAAGATGAAACAATCAGCAGTAGAATGGTTAGAAAGCGAAATGCTAAAACCTAATTTAAGTATGAAAGATATACTTGAACAAGCCAAAGAGATAGAAAAACAGCAACAAGGTTATAGTGAGGAAGAAGTATTAGAAATACTAACTAAATGCACTTGGATTTTAACAGAAAGTAAGTTAAAATGGTTCGAACAATTTAAAAAAAAATAAGATGAAAAAAATGATAGAAGTTATAGAAGCATTGAAAAAAGATAACCTAAATAAATTATGGGATAAACTTTTAAAAGATTATACTGATGCTGATTGGATTGTTATTGAAAATTTAATAAATAACAATGATGAAATAATTAAAAGCAAAACTAAAAAAGGTAAAAGTAAATCTAAAAAAGTTTATAGAATATCTGATGGACAAATATATGAAAATGGTAAACAATGCTATGAAATGAATAATATATCTAAAGCAGTATTTTATAATTTAATTAGCGGAAGAAAACCAGATTGCTTTTGTGATTTTAAATATATATAAGATGAGAAATAAAATAGAACAATGGATAATTAGATTATCTAACTGGTTTAAAAAACTAAATGGTAAACAACTATAAGTTTAATTTATTATAAAATTAATAATAATATTTTTTAATTATGGAAGATAAAAGAAAATTTAATGGTGGACATAATACTGCTGGACGTAAATCTAAATCAGAAGAAGTTGCATTAATTGAAAAACTTGGTGCATTAGAACCTTCAGCATTTATGGCATTAGAAAAAGGATTAGAGAAAGGTGATTTTAAATTTGTACAATTGTTTTATAATTATTATGCTGGTAAACCAAGAGAAACAAAAGATATAATTGTAACTAATGAGCAACCTATATTCAATATAGACTTATTAGATGACATTTAAACCATTATTATATGGAGTTTATATTAACTACTGCAATAAAGAAGTTATTACGTTTAAAGCAACGTATTAAAGTTATTAGAGGAGGTACATCAGCTGGTAAAACATTTGGAATACTTCCTTTACTAATTGATAAAGCAATAAAAGAACCAATGCTTGAAATTAGTGTTGTATCTGAATCAATACCACATTTGCGTAGAGGTGCATTAAAAGACTTCTTGAAAATTATGATGGCTTTAAATAGATATAAGGATGAACAATTTAATAAAAGTACATTAAAATATACATTTGCAAACGGAAGTTATATTGAGTTCTTTTCAGTTGACCAACCAGATAAATTGAGAGGAGCAAGAAGAAATATTCTTTATGTTAATGAGTGTAACAATATTGATTTTGAAAGTTATTATCAAATGGCTATTAGAACGTCTGGAGATATATGGTTGGATTATAATCCAGCATCTACATTTTGGGTTGATAAAGAAATATTAACACAACCTAATGTTGATTTTATTACATTAACATATTTAGACAATGAAGCATTATCAGATACTATTGTAAAAGAAATTGAATCAGCAAAGATTAAAGCATTAACTTCTACGTATTGGGCAAACTGGTGGCAAGTATATGGACTTGGACAAACTGGTTCTTTAGAGGGTGTATGTATTACTGATTGGAATGAAATAGATTTACCATTAGATGCAAGAATATTATGTGCTGGAATGGATTTTGGTTATTCAAATGACCCAACAAGTTTAGTTGCAATGTATAAATATAATGATGCTTATATATTTGATGAATTGATTTATAAAAAAGGTTTATTAAATAATGATATATCTAACTTAATAAAGTCAAATGAATTAGATACTATTATATATGCTGATAGTGCTGAGCCTAAATCAATAGCTGAGTTGAATCAATACGGACATAATGTATTACCAGTATCAAAAGGAAAAGATAGTATCTTATATGGCATAAATTTATTAAATCAAAACAAAGTTTACATTACATCAAGAAGTAAGAACTTAATAAATGAATTAAGAAACTATATATGGCTAACAGATAAAACTGGTGTTAAAATGAATAAACCAATTGATTCTTATAATCACGCTATTGATGCAATGCGTTATGCTATAATGAGTCAATTAGAAAACCCAAACAAAGGGAATTATTTTATTTATTAATTGTATATTTATGCGGTGATAATCGACGCTAACTAATAAAAACTTAAACTATGACATACGGACAACAGATTGCAGTAATACAATGTTATATACATCATAAGAAAAACATTGAAGTGGTTATTAATTTACCAAGAAACATAGGCGAGATAAATAAAATGCATAAAATGTATTTAATTGCAAGTGCTTATTTAAAATAAATTTATATATTTGTAAAAAAAACAAACACTATGAAAGTATTTAAAGTATCAGGATGGTATCGTTACGGTGATAACGAAAAAGATTTTGAAGTAGAAATGTTTAAAACAGAAACGCCAGAAGAAGCAATTGAATTATTTAAAAATGATTTTAAAACTATAAATTTTTTCTCAATAGACATAAAAGAAATTTAATTGGAATTAAATGATAATTGGAATTAAGACTTACAGAAATGTAGGTCTTTTTTTTGTTTAATACAATAACGATAAAATATTATTATTATAAAAAAAACAAAATGAAATTAGAATTAAATATACCAACTGAATTAAAAGAAATTAAACTTTCACAATATCAGAACTTTTTAAAGATAGTTAAAAGCAATGATGACAATGAATTTTTAAACCAAAAGATGGTGCAGATATTTTGCAATATAGATTTAAAAGATGTTGCTGAAATAAGATATAAAGATGTTACAGATATAACTTCAAATTTAACTAATATGTTTGATGTTAAGCAACACAAATTTATTAATAGATTTAAACTGGGTGGAGTTGAGTTTGGATTCATTCCTAATTTAGAAGATATATCATTAGGTGAATATACTGATTTAGATATGTATATCGTTGACTGGGACACAATGAATAAAGCAATGGCAGTATTATATAGACCAATCATAAAGAATGGCTTAAATGGCACGTATGAGATTGAAGAATATAATGGTTCAATAAATTATAGTGATGTAATGAAACACGCTCCATTGGATGTTGTATTTGGTGCTAATGTTTTTTTTTACAATTTAGGCAAGGAATTATTGAAAAGTACAATGAACTATTTGGAGAACAACAAGGAGGTACAGAATATTCTGCAGTCGGGAACTTTGGGAGAAAATGGGGCTGGTATAACTCAATCTATGCAATTGCTCAAGGAAATGTCTTGGACTTTGACAGAGTAACTAAATTATTATTAACACAATGTTTAACATATCTAACATTTACAAAAGAAAAGAATCAAATAGAATCTGATTTAATAAATAAAAAATAATGAGTACATTTTACGAAATAACTAAAGTAATTAAAGACCAATTGCAAGCTGATTTGTTTGTAAACACAGTTACTATTGGAGATATATTTAAAGTTGATTTAAACAAGGTTACAATCTTTCCATTGAGCCACATAATTATAAATTCAGTTAGTTATCAAGGTTCAATATTAAATTATAACATATCAGTTTTATGTATGGATATAGTTGATGCTTCAAAAGAATTAGTTACTGATGCATTTGTTGGAAATGATAACGAACAAGACGTATTGAATACGCAATTAACGATTGCAAATAGATTCTTAGATGTATTAAGACGTGGAAGTTTATCTAATACTTATGAACTTGTAAACGATTCAGCAAGCATTGAATTTTTTGTTGAACGTTTTGAACATAAAATTGCTGGTGTTACTGTTACATTTGATGTTTCAATTCGTAATCCTATGACAATATGTTAGAAGTTGACGCTTGTATTAAAAGATTTCGTGACTATGTTATACAACAAAGTAAAAGTAATCTATCAAAGTCTGGACATAATAATACAAAAGGATTATATAATAGCATAGATGGTGAAATAGTAACTGAAAAAGGATTTACTATTGTAGGCTTTAAAATGGATGACTATGGAATGTTCGTTGACAAAGGTATAAAAGGTAAAACAAGTTCTAATAGAGCACCAAATAGTCCTTTTAAATTTGGAACTGGTAGTGGTAAAAAAGGAGGGTTAACTCAAGGAATTGATAAATGGGTTAAACAAAAAGGAATACAGTTTAGACAAAAAGATGGCAAAGGTGTTAAAGGTCAATTTCTATCTTACAAACAAACTTCTTTTTTAATTAGACGTGCAATATGGAACAAAGGAATTAAACCGAGTTTATTTTTTACAAAACCATTTGAGGCTGGATATAAAAAATATATAGATGTTGATTTAATGAAAGCATTTTCACACGATGTTGAAACAATGGTTGACTATAATTTAAAAGATATAAAATGAATATAATAAATGCAAGAAGTCCATATTTTATTACAGTAAATGAAGACGCTCAACTTGGAAGTAAAATTGAATTATTTATTTGGAACAATCCAGATAGCAAACCTATTACACCTACATATACATTTAGCAAAAAAGTACCAAGTTTAACACAGACTGAAAATACATATAACATTAGTTCTTTTATAAATCAATCAATTGAAAACATAAGTGTTGCTGATTCTGTAAATGACATTTATGTAAATGTAAGTGTTGATATTTATAAAGAATTTCCAGTTGGAATTTATTCATTAATAGACACACAAGATTTCATTGGAGTAAATGGTTATAATACTTTTTTAGATGGTTACAATAAAATAAATACAAATAAAAAAATTGTAGTATTAAACAATAACCTTAAAAAAATAAATTACAATAGAAGTGTAGATTATCCATTTGTAAATGTTTTTATTGATAGCACATTAGGCGATAAATTAGAATTGAATTATACCGATGTAAGAGGACGTAATTTAGTTAACACAGTTTTATTAGCTACAACTGATGCAGCAGTTAAAAAGATGTTTAAAGTTCCATTAACAACTTCATCAATTAAGTTTGATGTTCAAAATAAATTAAAAATAAAGTACACTAACGGTTCAACTATATACAGTTTTGACTATGATGTTATTTCAGTTTGTGAAAATAAATATACACCAGTTGTTTGTTCATTTATAAATAAGTTTGGAGGATGGGAAACATTAACATTCTTTAAAACACAGACAAATAATATTGAGGTTAAATCTACTGATTATAAATTTACAACTGCATCAATAAATTACAATCCATTAATTGGACAAAACAAAAGTTTTAATACAAACGGTTCACAAGTTATAAAATTAAATACTGGTTTAATAGATGAAATAGATAATGAAACTATTCAAGACTTAATGTTAAGTGAAACAATTTTATTAGATAACAAGCCAGTTATTTTAAAGACTAAATCTAATTTATTAAAAACAGATTTAAACGAAAAGATTATTAATTACACTATGGAATTTCAATACGCATATAATTTAATTAATGACATTGTATGATAAATGTATCTATATATATACAACCAATTGAGAATGGTATTTTTGAAAGATTAGATTTGTTTGATGATGAAAAAATTAGTATTACTTCATCTATTCAAAACATAAATGATATATCTAAAATATTTACAGACTTTTCTCAATCGTTTACAGTTCCAGCAAGCAAAAAAAACAATAGAATACTAAAAAACTGGTGGGAAAATAGTATTGATAATGGATTTGATGCACGTAAAAGAAAAAATTCATACATAGAATTAGACACAATTAACTTTAAGAACGGTAAACTTCAGTTAGAAAAAAGTTCATTTAAAGAAGGCATTTGTGATAGTTATACGTTAACATTCTTTGGGAATTTAATCAGCTTAAAAGATACTTTTAACGGTCTATTATTAAAGGATTTAAATACTGGTGAGTTTGATTTTAGTTATAGTGAAGCAAGTGTTAGAACAAAAGTTACAACACAAACAACTGATAATGTAAAATTTCCTTTAATTAGTTCGTTAAACGCTTGGACATACGCTGGTATTTCTACTGTTGATGGAACAATAAACGCAATGGAATTATTTCCAGCATTAAGATTGAGAAAAGTTTTAGAGTTAATAGAAAACAAATTTAATATTACATTTGAAGGTTATTTTATTGATACTGATTCAAGGTTTTTAAATGCTTATTTGTTGTTGAAAAATGCAGAAGTATTTACTATAAAATATCAACCTATATACATAAACTATCAAACAAAAGTTGGTACTGCAAATTATATTGATTTTAATTTAGCAACGGATGAAATGACTTTTATCGCTAATCCAACAATTCAAAAAAGAACAGTTACTATTAATATCACAAATTCAGTAGCAAATGTTCCGTTTACTTTATATTGTTATAAAGACAGTTCAGTTGTATCATCTGTTAAATTGATTTCAATGGAATTTTCTCAAAATGTTTTGTTGTTTGAAAAATTCGGTGGTGACGAAGATTTATCTAAATATAGTTTTAAAATAGCTTATGAAGGTAATTCAAGTTTTACAAGCAATGCTATTTTGGAAACAACACAATCTGGAATAGGAGCAACATCAATGACTATAACCCAAATACTACCAATAACACCTCCAGCAACAATTAACATTGCATCTTATATGCCAGACCAAAAGATTGAAGATTTCTTTAGTGGTGTTTTAAAGATGTTTAATTTAACCTGTTATTCTGAGCAAGAAAATGTATATAAAATAGAACAATTAGAATCTTATTATTTTAATGGTAATAAAGTTGATTTGTCAAAATACATTAGAACAGATAAACTTGATATTGATAGGAATAAATTATATAATAAAATAAACTTTCAATTTGAAAAGAGTGAAAATTTAATTTCAAGTAATTACTTATCTAATAACAGAATTTCTTATGGAGATTTAATGGCTGAATTTGAAAATGATGGTTCAAGCTACGAAGTTAAATTACCATTTGAAAATATTTTATTTAGTGGTGTTGCACCTAATTTAAGTTTGGGGTATTTATTAAAAACAGATTTAAAAGCATATATTCCAAAACCAATAATTTTATACGATTATGGAACGCTACAAAGTTGCCCACAGTTTTATTTCAATGGAATTTCTACAACAACTTACAATGCATTTGGAGGAGAAACTTTTATTGGTGGAAATACTTACTCAATAAATTTTGGAAGTGAACAAAGTCCAATGACAAATAATTTAATTGCCAATTCATTATATACACAATATTATCAAGCATATTTAGACAATGTATTTAATCAAAAAGCAAGATTAATAAAACTATCTGCGGTGTTGCCTATTTCTATTTTAACAACTTTAAAATTAAATGATTCTATTATTATACGAGATAAAAGATATATAATTAATACAATGACTTTTGATTTAACAAATGGAGAAACAAGTTTAGAATTACTAACAGATTTTAGAGAATTAAGTTTAACAATACCAGTATCATCAAATTATTCATCATTACATTATTCATCTTTACATTATTCAACTTAAAAAATAAATTATGCCATTAACTAAAACACAAATACAAACTTTAATAAATGTTAATTTAGCTGACTTTTCAGATATATTACCAGCTAAACACAGAGAAGTAGAAAATGAAATATTAAATTTTATTTCAAATACAACCGTAACTAATACTGGATTCGTAACAGTTGGCGATGTTGGTGTTGGTACAGTTGGACAATCTTATTCAGTTGGTGGTAATATATCATCAGCTATTTTAGACACAAGAACATCAAAGGGAAATATTATAAAAGTTACGGTGCAAAATTCAATGCCTTCTTTAAGTTATTTTGTTAGAACAAGTATAGAAACATTAGGAACTAAAACAAGTATGGAAATTGATAATGATATACATCCAATTGTTTTTAAAGTTGATACGCAAACTACATTCTTTGTTTATGTTGAAGATATGAGCGGAACTCAAAACATAAGACTACACATTGAAACAGTACCGAGATAATGATAAAACATATATTAGATTTATTAGCATTAGATGAATTTTACGGACAATCTGAAAACATAGAAATTGCAAAAGGTAAGTATCAATTAGTTACAACTTGGAAACAAGGATTTGAACAAATAAAAAGACAATGGAAAAGAAAATAATAGATTTAGAAGTTAAATCAAATGTTGAAGAATCAATTGCTGGATTAAAAGCCTTAAAAAGACAATTAAAAGATACTGCTGCTGGTTCTGATGAATTTAAAAAGATATATAATCAAATTGATGATTTAGAAGATAAAATTAAATCATCTAAAAATGCTTCATCTGATTGGATTGATAGTTTAGAATCTGCTGGAGGTCCTTTAGGTGCTTTAGGTGGTTCTTTAAATAGAGCAAAAGTAGCAACACAATCTTTTGGCGGTGCATTAAAAGCTACTGGAATTGGTTTAATTGTTGCTTTAATTGGAGGTTTAGTTGCTGCATTTAATGAGAATGAAGTTGCAATGAAAAAACTTCAACCATTATTAGATGGAATGCAGAAAATATTTCAAGGAATATTTAGAGCAGTAGAACCTTTATTTAACACATTAGTAGATTTAGCTATTAATGCATTGCCTATGGTTAGTAGTGCGTTTCAAGTTGTTTATTCAAGTGTTACTGCGGTGTTTCAATCATTAGGTTCATTAGGTTCTGCATTATTAAAATTAATGAAAGGTGATTTTTCTGGTGCTTGGAAAGATGCAAAAGCAAGTGTAAATGATTTTAGTTCTAATTATGATAAATCTGTAAAAAGATTTTCTGATGGTTCTAAAGAAATGACTAAAAATGAAAAAGAAGAAGCGGATAAACGAGCAGAAGAACGCAAAAAAGCCCAAGAAAAAAGAGAAGCGGCTGAAGAAAAAGAAAAAGAAAAAAGAATAAAAGCAGCTGAAGAAGAAAAGAAAAGATTAGAAGAATTAGAAAAAGAACGTCAAGAATTAATTGGCAGACAAGGGGCAAAAGCAAGGGAGGAATACGAAGCAGCAGAAAAATTAATTGCAGACGCAAGAAAAGCAAATGAAGATTCTTTAAAAACAGAAAACCAAATAAAAGTTGAAAAAGAAAATGCTGATTTTGAATTAAAAAAACAAGACTTAATTAATAAAGGATTATCTATTCAAGAAATAGAAATACAACACAAAAGAAATTTATCTAATTTAGATATTGAATATTATGCTTCAGAAGCAGATAAAGCTATTAAAAGTACTGCTGATGCAAAGGCACAATCAGAAGCTAAAATAAAAATTGCTGAATTAGAAAAAAAAGCAAAATTAGATGCCGCTGATGTTACTGCAAATACATTATCTGCAATGTCAGAATTATTAGGAAAAGAAACTGCTGCTGGAAAAGCTGCTGCGGTTGCAAGTGCTACAATTAATACATTTAGTTCAGCACAAAAAGCATATGATTCTACAGTTGGAATACCATTTGTAGGTCCAGTATTAGCTCCTATAAATGCTGGTTTAGCTATTGCTGCTGGTATTAAAAATGTTAAATCTATTTTAGCAGTTAAAGTTCCAGGAGGTGGTGGTGGTTCTGCCCCAAGTATCGGAGGTGGAGGTAATATGGCTGCTGCTTCAGTTGCACCATCATTTAACGTAGTAGGAGCAAGCCCAACAAATCAATTAGCACAAACAATTGGTAATAAAGAACAACAACCAATTAAGGCTTATGTAGTATCCGCTGATGTTAGTACTGCTCAATCTTTAGATAGAAATATTATATCAAGTGCAACTTTAGGATAAAACAAAAATTAAATAATTTAATTATAAAAATATGAGAATAGTAGAATTAATAATTGACGAAAACGAAAAGTTAAATGGTATTGAAGCAGTTTCAATTGTTGAATTTCCAGCAATAGAATCTAATTTTATATCATTAAACCAACACATTGAACTTGCAAAAGTAGATGATGAAAAGCGTATTTTAATGGGTGCTGCATTAATACCTAATAAAAACATTTACAGACGTAATGGTAAAGATGAATATTATATTTTCTTTTCAGATGATACAGTTAGAAAAGCAAGTGAATTATTTTTAATGAATAGCAATCAAAATAATACTACATTAGAACACGAAGAAAAATTAAAAGATTTAAGTGTTGTTGAAAGTTGGATTGTTGAAGATACTGAAATGGATAAATCTAAAAAATACGGTTTAAATGCTCCAGTTGGTACTTGGATGGTATCTATGAAAGTTAACAATGATGTTATTTGGAATGATTTTGTTAAAACTGGCAAAGTAAAAGGATTTAGTATTGAAGGGTATTTCAGCGACAAATTAGAAATGAGTTTACAAGTTGAAAAAGATAATGAATTATTAGAAAAAATTAAATCAATAATATTAAAAAATGGGAAATAAAACAAGTTCACCAAAAGGTGGTAAAAAAGGATGTTTATGTAATGATGGTACATATAGTGCTAAATGTTGCAAAGGAGAATTAATTCAACAAGGAATTGGAACATTAGTAAGTCAATCAGTTTCAGATGTTGTAAACACTAACGAACCAAGAATTATAAATTCAACAAACGGTTAAAAATATAACAAAACTTTATAAAGTTTATTAATAAAAAAAAATAATATGACAACTGAAAAATTAGTAATGAATGCTTTGTTTGGAAAAACAAAATTAGCAAGTGAAAAAATAGAATTAGGATTTGATTTTAGCCAAATAACAAAACAAACTGATTCTGCATTAAAAGAAAGTTCAAGTGCAACTGCAAAATTAAATAAAGACGCTGCTGCATTTGCTGAATCTAAAAAGTCTTTTTCAAAGTTTCAAAATGTTCCTTCTACATATCAAAAAAATGTAGATTCTTATTATAAAGAATATGATAAAAAAGCATCTGAATTAGGAATTGATACAAAATCAACACAATTCTATAAAGAATATTTAGATGTTGTTTCTAAAATTGGACAAATTTCAGACAATGTTAGTCAAATGAAAGATGCAATTGCATCAGCTAAATAATAATTAAATAAATAAATATGAATGTACTAAATGAAATCAAAACTCTTTTGGGGATGGATGTAAATCTTGCTCAAATGAAACTTAAAGATGGAGTTACAGTAATAGAAGCAGATGCTTTTGAACCTGAAATACCAGTTTTTATAGTTAATGGTGAGGATAAAATTCCTATGCCAGTTGGAGATTACGAGCTTGAAGATGGAATGCTTTTAGTTGTATCAGTTGAAGGTGTAATTGCTGAAATTAAAGAAGTAGCAGTTGAAGAAGAAGCCCCAGAAGTTGAAGTAGAAATTGAAGCACAAACAGAAGCTCCATCTGTTCAATCTACACCAAAAAGAATTGTAGAATCAGTTTCTAAAGAAATGTTCTTTGCTGAAATTGAAAAACTACAAGCACAAATTTTTGAATTAAAAACTCCTAAACAAGAATTGAATTCTGATGTTGTTGTTGAGCCTTTGACACATTCACCAGAAGTTAAAATTGAAACTAAATTAAATAAAATTTCACCTAATCGACCAATGACAACTCAAGATATTGTTATGGCAAAACTTTTTAATAAATAAATTATGGCTACTACTACATCAATCAGTACAACTTATGCTGGAGAATTTGCTGGAAAATACATTTCAGCTGCATTACTTTCAGGTTCAACTATCGCAAATGGTGGAATCGAAGTTATGCCAAATATTAAATTTAAGCAAGTAATTAACAAAATGGCAACTGATGCTATTATTGCTAACGCTTCTTGTGATTTTACTGCAACATCAACTGTTACACTAACTGAAAAAATACTTGCTCCAGAGGAATTCCAAGTAAATTTACAATTATGTAAAAAAGATTTTCATTCAACTTGGCAATCAGTAGAGCAAGGTTTTTCTGCTTATGATTCTTTGCCTTCAAGTTTTGCTGATTATCTATTAGCACACGTTTCTGCTAAAGTTGCTGAGAAAACAGAACAAAACATTTGGAAAGGTGTTAATGCTAACGCTGGAGAATTTGATGGTTTTGCTACATTGCTTTCTTTAGATGCTGGATTGCCAGCTGCACAAGA